AGCCGCTCAAAGTGAATTAGGTGGTAAATTTAATCTAAAAGCCAAACCTAAAAGCAGAATTAGTTCCTCAGTCGCTGGGAAGCGAACCTCTACCGCAACGCCTCATGCTGCCGACAGTGGTAAATTAGGAACCAAACCAAAGTCTCCCCACGCAGGTATGACAGAAAAATACGAAAACAAGGGAGACAAGAAAAAGCCTTTGACTAAGGCACAGGTCGCTCGTAACAAGGCTCGTGCAGCAGCCTTGTCTCGTGCAGGGCGTAAAAAGCCAAAACTTAGGCGTGCGCGTAGAAAATCTACACCTTATCGAGGCTAAATAAAACAAATGCCATACACCCCCCACGAACATCAGCTAAAACTCCACAAGTCAAAAGCTAAAGTAAAGTGGAATCAAACTGGTCGGCGTGGGGGGAAGACTCGTTCAGCACTCGAAGAAGACCTTGCGGTAATCGAGTCTCTTTCCCACAAATATGTCGAGTTTCCTAAAGACCCAAACAAGCAAACCGCTGAAGAAGCTAGGCTAGTTCCTGCTATTCACGTTTGGACAGTTGCTCCTACCAAAGCGCAGATGTACCAAGTTTGGAACGAGATGCAGGCATTCATTCCCGAACACCTTGTCTCTAAAACAAATCCGTACAGGGACAATAAACTGGGTGGAGGGCGTGGCAGTGGTTTCAAAGAAGACGCGCTGCATGTGTGGCTCACGTTCAAAGACAGAAACGGACGCTGGCTCCGTGGTAGAGATGGCAAACCCCGCCCCCGCCCTATAGTCTTCTGGGAACTCAAATCAGCAGATAACCCTGAAAGCCTACAGTCCGTCGGGCTAGACTTTCTTCATATCACAGAAGCACAGGAGATAGCAGAAATTGGCTGGAACAAACTCCGACCCACCCTCTCAAGCCCCGGAAGAGCGGGTCGCGCACTTATTGAAGGCATACCGCCAGTATCTCCATCTCATTGGTTCGCTAGAAATTTCAAACGTGCAAAAGCATCGCCTTCGAGAAGGCGCGAGTCGTTTAGTTGGACAGCTTTTGACAATCCGCTCCTGACTGAAGACCAAAAAGAAGAAATCAAAGAAGACAAAGAAACCATGATGGAAGACGATTGGAACCGTCTTTACATGGCTATCCAGCCTGAAGGTGCTGGAGCGTTCTTCCGCAAGGTAGACAAAGCCGCAATAGGAACACAACTCATGCGACCTGCTGGTAACGGGGCTGAGTACGTTGCAGGGCTAGACCTCGGAAGAAGCAATGATGCTACGGTACTCATAGTCAAGAACCGGAAAACACGCGAATCAGTCTCAGTCACAGAACTTCTGAAAACCGACTGGACAATTCAAATGGAGACTATCCGCAGTGAAGCAAGACGTTGGAACCTCAAACAAATCATCATGGACTCGACTGGATTGGGAGGTCAATTCGCTCGTGACATCATGTACACAGAAATGCTGGCTGAAGGAATTCCAGTCGTTGCCTTTAACTTCTCGCCAGTATCGAAGTACCACGACTTGTATCTGCCTTACCGAATTGCCCTCGAACACGAACAAGTTACTTTCCCCGCAGAGTGGAACAAGCTAAGTTCACAACTAATGGATACCACTCACAAAGAAACTGCAAACCGTGGGCATGTATTTGGAACATCGTCCGGGTCACATGATGATTGGGCAGACGCGGAGGTACTAGCCTTATATGGTTGTGACCCTGTAGAGTATTCTGTGACGACACGCAAGCAAAGGGAAACAAAGGGTATAGAGCCTTTGCGTCCTAATTTCATATCAAAACGTCGCAAGAAGCATGGCTTGATTGGGCTGACTCGTGAAGCAAGACACGCAGGCTATCTTGATGGAATAGATGAAGCCTTAGAAGCAGGAACAATTCGATAATGGTCACACCTGTAATCCCGGTAGCTAGTGGTACAAACGTCGATGACACTATTCGACTAGAACGAGCCAACCCTCAAGACGAACCCAATATCACTGATACGTGGATAGATAATCAATTCTCAAAAGGTCGCCAACGGTTTGGGAAATTCTGGTCTAAATGCAAAAAGGTTGATGAGTTTGTAAAGGGTGAGTTTGATTTCCCTGTCACTGAAAACGGCTCGAAGGTAAGACTTGGAACTGCACACTCAGTTGTCAAAACTCTTGTAGACCACATCACTCCACCATTTGTAGACATCACAGTTCCCCCACCCGGAACAAGAGGTCAGGCAAGAGCAGAGAAGATAGAGAAATTCCTTCGTGGCTCTAACAGCAGGCTAGAACAAGAAACCCCAACACGGCGCGTAGTCAACTTCCATCAAGGCTCTTATGGCGTTGCATGGGAGAAGACTGAGTTTATTGGCTCACGGTGGGCTGACTTTCCTGAGCCACCTGAAGACGGTAACAACCTTAGCCAATATAAAAAAGACTTAGAAGCCGCTATGGACAAGCGGTCAATCGAGTTCCCAATCACTACCAAAGCAGTAAACCCTCAACAAGTTATTTGGGACACTAACAACGGTGCTGACCCGCGCTGGATTATTCATTTCTTCGAGATAGATAACGAGTGGATACACGCTCACTTCCCCGGATGGGAAGGTTCTAAGTCCGGTCGCTCCAATTTCATTGAGGTTTGGACTCACTCGCAAGTTGCTTACAGGGCAAACAATAGCTGGGTTATGAAGCCTCGTCCTCATGGTTATAAGATTCGACCGTGGACTATGTACTGGGCGCAAACAGGCATTGACACCATTGGTAACAAACCTGAAGACCTGTACTGGGGACTTCTGGATGGTAACTTCGAGATGATTCGTGCTGAATCACAACTCGCTTCACAGTATCTCGACATCGTGGTTACTGGTACGCACCCTGTAACTAACTTCAAAGGTCCACCGGGAATGGCTGATGAAGCCTTGAACGAGTACGACACCGCTCCGGGAGCCATGAACGTGGTTCCTCAAAACGTGGAGATAGAAATACCACGAGTTCCTGAGCCGCCACAAACAATTATCGTGGCAAAGAATATGTTAGATGAGGCGATTGAGGCGAATACCGCCCCGTCGGTAACTCGTGGTCAGCGTCCTTCGGGCGCATCTTCGGGTTACGAGACTGCCGTACTGTCCGGTATTGGTCGTCTCAATTTCGCAGCGTTCGTGTCAGCAGCCAACCGTGGCTTGCAACACAGGAATGAAATCATTCTGAGTATCGTAGAAAATGTCATTCAAGACAGAGTCACAGTATGGGGACAAACGGAAGCAGGAACAGTAGATGCCAGCATTGCACCCAAAGACATCCGTGGACACCATGTCAACTTCGTCCAACTCAACCCTACCGCTCCTGAAGAAAGAGAGCGAGTTCTCAATCTCTGGGCAACTAGATGGCGAGAAGGTTTCGTTGACCATGACACTGCCTTACGCGAAGGCGGGGTTTCTAACGCCCTCGAAGTTCAATCTAAACTCCTTGCTGAAAGGTTCCTTAAGTCGGAGCAGATTTCAGGGATTCTCGAAGGCATTGCAGCGCAACGCATTCCACTTCTTCAAGGCATCATAGAGGCTTCAGGAGCCACAGGCGGAGAGGCAGACGCAATAGCGCAGTCGGTACTTGATACTCAAGGCGCAACACAGCTACCAAACGCAGGCAACTTCCAAATGGGTAATACAGCAGGTAATACCCCACAAGCACCCGGAACAGGGCAACCAACAACTACTCGTCCGGTAATACCGGGTTCGGTAGGGGAAGCTGACCTTGTAGGCAGGCAGATAAGTAGCCCTGCCCGAACTGGTGACAGGCGTGTTCCAACCTCAAATCTCCCGGCAGGTAGATAATGGCTAAGAAAGAAAACGTCTTGATAGAAGGCGCATTCGCACAATATGATGAAGTGGTGAAGCGGTTCTTGGACACTGTTCCAAAGCAACTAAGCGCACCAGTATTAGAACCCCCCGGAGGTAAGAAGGCTCAAATCAAGCCTCTGCCTTTCAGTCCCATAGGGAGAATATAAATGGGTAGACAGGTAATAATTCCAAAAGAGTATCGTTCTTACGTGGGCGGAGAATCTGTACTTAATTTTGATGTTAGTTCTCAAAATGATGCTATAACCGAACTTTCAAAATTAGGAATTCCCGCTGTAGCAGCCCGAAGTTTTAATTCTGGAAGCACGCGTAAAGATGCTGTGTTCAACGGTACAAAACTTGTTGAAGCGGGAATTCGACCATTTTCAAGAGGAGGCGTAGACCGGACTGAACAAACGGCTT